CTTCAGCCGGAATAAATTTACTTACGGCTCTACCTAAAAGATCATCATAATAAACTTTCTTAAAAGTAGAACCGGACAGGGGAAGGTAAAATAACATTTGATCAAACTCAGGTTCATACTCTTTCATTTGATCCATAATTTGATAGTTCATAAAATCTTTAACTCTTTTAGATTGTTCTTCTTTAGCGACACTTGCATCGCCCATAATTTGAGTTCTAACCGGACCGTCGGCTGGTAATAATTCTTTGTAGGCTTGTGCTTGAAATTGTGTAACCGCTTCTGCTAATACTGGGTGAGTAACTGACGCTGCCCCTCTAAAAGGTTCTGTTCTAGTTACATATTTAAATCCTAAAAGATTTAAACCTTCTCTATAACTTTCAGCCCATTCTTGTCTAGACTCTTTGTAATTTGTGTAACTTTCCATTAACTCTGAAGCTAAAGGATCTAATACACTATCTTCTAAGTACTCTGCTAAATTTTCAAAATGGTCTTGTCCACCTTCTGGATTTACTGCAGAGGGGTCAAAATTAACAGTTGCTCCACCGTCTTCTTGCATTTCAATTTCTGTTTCTCCACCCTGTTGTCTCTCAACAATCTCTTGTTGTTCTTCAAGAATTACGTCTTCGCCTGGAATTTCAATTTCTGTTTTTGTATTGGGTAGTGATTTATCTATTGTAGCCATAAGCTATTCTATACCTTCTCTGTTATTGATTCAACACCTTCTTCAATCGTAGTGCTATCAGGAGTTTGTCTTACTGTCAAACTTTCAATTAATTCATTAAGCATTTTAGGGTCTTTTTTTTCATTAAGGGGCATCGGATTTTCTTTAGCCCATTGTTTTATTTCTTCTTGTGTTGCAATCGGATCATCTGGAGTTATTCCTACTTTAGGATTGTATTTAACTATTTGTTGAATATCTGGATTAAATATTATGTCTAACATTATTTTCTTCTAAAAGAATTTAATAATGCTTCAATTGGATTTCCACCGGAATAGGTTTTATTAAAATTAAATCCAATTTGAGGACTACTTCCATCATAATTTATACCTGCTCCAAAACCATTATTATTATTATAACCTGCATTAATATTACCTGAACCATCTTGATAAGTTCCATCTATATTTACTTTTCCGTCTAAAAAATTTCCTTGATAATCAAACTTAGGAGATGCTTCGCCTTTTATCATATCTTCAAAATTAAAAGTTGAACTTAAATTTCCATAATCACCCGTCGCTCTTAAACCTCCTGCAGTAGGAACAGTACCAATTGAAGTCATTTTTGATTGTATGGTTGGTGATATATTATTAACTAAACCTGCTGTAAGTGGATAACCATATTTATTAACAAAATCAGCATCATCGTAATTATTATTACTTGCTAATTCACCAGTAGATTTAGTTCCAACTTGTTCAATAAGACTGTCTATTTTTTGTTGAGTAAATGGATCTAACACATCATATTCTTCTCCATAGAGTTGTTTACTTACTTCGTTTTGAGAATAGTTTCCTGCAAATACATTACTTCCAGGAAGTCCTGCTGTAGTTTCTCCTATTCCTTGAAATCCTTGATCTGAAGTTCCATAAGGATCATTTACAAATCCTTGATCTGAAGTTCCCATAGGATTATTTACAAATCCTTGATCTGAAGTTCCCATAGGATTATTTACAAATCCTTGGTCTGAAGTTCCATAGGGATCATTTACAAATCCTTGATCTGAAGTTCCCATAGGATTATTTACAAATCCTTGGTCTGAAGTTCCATAAGGATCATTTACAAATCCTTGATCGGGAGTCCCATAAGGATCATTTACAAAACCTTCATTTGAATTTCCTGCAAGTCTTCCATTTCCAAATTCATTAATCATATCCGCAGTTGCATATTGACCAAGACTACCTGGTGAAAAATCATTATTATCTATACCAAGATTACCAACGTCATAATCGTTTGGAGCCATACCACCTGTAATATTACTTGAATCAGTTATATTTACGTTTGGCATGTTATTAGTATTACCAACTCTTGGACTAAAACCTTCAAATCTGCTTGATGTAGGATCACCTCCAATTAAATTATTACTAACACCTGTTTGTGTATTTAGGTTAGCTAAAGTTGCTCTTTGTTGATCAGTTATATCGCCTGTTCTCATTCCAAATATGGAATTATAACCTTTATCTATTCTACTTTGCATTTTATCTCTTCTACTTTCAACTCTTCTATCATTCAGTGCTTGTTCATATTCTGCTTGAGTATTAGGTTCACCTGTTAATGGATTAATTCCTCTCATTCTACCAGTTAAACCTTTAAAGCCTCCTTTAAGTCCTGTAATACCTCTCATAGCAAGTCCTGCTAAGGGTCCACCAAATAATCCGGCAATCATTGATAGTGGGTTAAATTTTCCACCAAAAATTCCTGATCTATTATAGTTTGGATTAGATCTATCTATTCCTGTAATATTTTGTCTTTCATCATAACCAAGTCTGTTGGCTTGTGCTCTCTCTGCTATTTGTAATGCAGCTCTTTGATTTGCATTTTGTCTATCAAAATCTCTAGCACTTGTTGTGTTAGTATTTCGCCCAGAAAAACCTCCACCTCCCGTTCCCGGTCCTTGTGAAGCTCCGCCGCCGGTATCTGTATCTCCACCAGATGCTCCAGCTCCACCTACATCACCAAAACTATCTAGTGACATAATTCCTGATGGACCCATGTTAGGACCACCTTCTAAACCACCGTGGATATTTTTTTTAATAATTAAATCTTTTTCTGCTTTTGTAATATATGCTAATTCTGTTGATGGCTTATCGGGACTTGATTGCCATGTTCTTGGAGCAACTACTTGTGGTTGCTTTCCTAAATAATTATCTACACCACCTTGAAGTGCTGGTTTTTTTGTTTTATTTTTTTTCTTTTTAGGCTGCATCATAGAACCAATTCCACCGCCGTTCGCGTATTCCATAGACTCTGAATCCATTGGCATAAATTGATCTCTGACTTGATGATAAGTTTTATCACCAGCCATACCGCCGTCCGCTTTTTTAGGTCTTATAAATCTTTTATAACCTTGATATTTTTTAGAAGCATCATAATTTGGATCATTACCTTTTCTAATTTTTCCTGCATCCTCTAGAGCTCTAATAACTCTTCCTCTTTTACTTCCATAATTTCCTGTTGCATTTTTATCTTGATAACTTCCAGTTGGACTATTTATTGCTCCAAGCACAACATCTTTTGTAGAACCTGGTTCTGATTCAACTACTTCTTCAGTCTCACTAACTTCGTCACCATCATCTAATTTATTTTTAAGAATATTAGCCAGACCTTGTTCAGGCATAATCATTGCGAAAATTTTTTGAGCTTGTTCTGGATTGTCTTCTATGTACTCTTCAACTTTGTTTGAGAGTTTATCTATTCCTGCAGCAGTTGCTATACCACTAACTACTATTCCTGCAGCTTCTGCAAATGAAACTAAAATAGGTATTGCGGCTAGTGCGGGTGCTGGCATATTTGTTTATCCATTAATAATAAGTCCTGTTATGTGGTATTGAAGGTTCGTCTTGTTCATCTTCAGGGTGACCTATAAAACCACCTTGTCGAAACCTCATTACCGCTTGTGTTGTACTATCCACCAAATCATCATGATCTCCATAAGGAAATGACGCACACTCTTCAATCACCTCTTCCGCGAATTTTTCATCTGGCGCCCAAATTTGTCCACTCTCAAATAGAGGTGAACAGGCGTTTACCCTAGCATGTTTATCGTTACCTTTACTAGGAGTGAAGTTTATAACAGGTATGCCCATTTTACGCAACTCATAAGTTAGAGGTAATCCAGATGCTTTAGCTTCCACGATCACCGTTTCTGGTTTCCAATAGTCATATTGTTCTTTAGCTTTTTTTCGTAGTTCTGGAAACTCGAGTCTTTCCTTTACCGCATCGAGTAGCATTAAGTTTGGAGCAGAGTCTATACTTTCACGAAACACACCCCACGTTGTAATAGCGGAGTAATCGGCTGATTCTTTTTTTAAGAAAGCAGTATCATAAGATTGTATGACATGTTCTAGTTTTGGAATATAATCGCGGTCCCATTTTCGCCACCATTCTCTTTTGATTAATGAGCCTTCTTCAGACGTTGGGTTTTGCATCCACTGCGCGTTCCACTTACCAACGCTCAATGATGCTTTGACACCTTCTAATTCTTCTAGTTTCCAATACTCTGGCCAGACAGGTTTGTTACTAGGTAGTATTGCTGGAAATTCTATCAGCTCCCACTTATCTGATTTTAAACTTTTTTGAGATTTAAGTAACATCCCGGTTAAGTCTTTCATATTCCATCTTGTCATTACAAGTACAATAGCGCCTCCGGGTTGTAATCTTTGTCTGGGACCTGATGTGTACCATTCATAAGCACGTTCCATCGAAGACATATTTAATGCATCTTGCTCAGAGTGAGGATCATCGATAATAAGTAAGTCCGCTCCACGGCCCGTTATTGCAGAACCAACACCCGCTGCATAATATTCTCCACCTTGTGCAGTCTCCCATTTACCCGCGGCTTGCGAGTCTTCTCTTAATCTGGTCTCGAATACTTCTTTGTATTCCTGGGAGTCCATTAATGTTTTAGCTTTACGTCCAAAGCGGATCGCGAGTTCTGTGGTGTGGGTTGATTGGATAATTTTTAAATTAGGTCTACGTCCAACCATCCAGGCAGGAAGTAGGAACGATGCAA